CGCTTCAAGACTCGGAAAATCACGCGCCCAAGGGCCAGCGGATTCATCATCCGAGTCGCTGGCGTTACCTTGACCCCAGCCGAATATGCATTGGATGTGACCACGGGACACTTGACCATCGTGTCCAATCCGGCGGCATCCACCTTGACCTGGACAGGCCGCTTTGATGTGCCCGTTCACTTCATGGATGACACCATCGATTGGGACATGGTCGTTAACGGGGCGGCTGAAAACCGCTATGTGGCCGGTCCTTCAGTGGTGCTGCGGGAGATTCGGGAGTGAAGCCGCTGTCTGCTGCGCTCAATGCCCACTACGCGCTGGGCTCGACCACACTGGCCACTTGCTGGAAGGCGACCTTGACCAATGGCGCTGTGGTGGCCTCAACCAGCCTGGATCAGGATTTAATTTTTGCGGGCGTGACCTACCTGTCATCGAGCAGCTACAGCGCCAGCAACGTCGAGTCGAGTCTTGAACTCAACCCGGACAACCTAGAGTTGGATGGGTTCTTGGCGTCCCCACAAATCACCGAGGCTGACATCCATTCGGGCCTGTGGGATTACGCCGCCATTGAGCTTTTTGAGGTTAATTACCGCGATTTGACGATGGGCCGTAACGTCTTGCGGGTTGGCACGCTGGGCCAGGTCAAAGCAGGCCGGTCCACCTTCAATGCCGAGCTTCGCGGCCTCATGCAAGCGCACACCCGAAGCATCGTGCGGCTGTCAACAAAAAACTGCACGGCTGAGCTTGGGGATGACCGCTGCACCAAGCCGATGTCGCCGCTGACTGTCACCGGATTCGTGGACAGCGTCACCGCCAACCGGGTGATCGCCAGCGCTGCCCGCACAGAAGCAGCCAACTGGTTCACCGCAGGAAATATGACGTTCACATCCGGCTTGAACAACGGTTTGAGCATGGAGGTCAAGGTGAGCGCCCCTGGTTCACTCACGCTGCACGAGGCCATGCCCTTTGTGATTGCTTCGGGCGATGCCTACAGCGTCTACGCCGGATGCACCAAGCGCTTGGTTGAGGACTGTAAGAACAAGCACAACAACGTCATCAATTTCCGGGGTTTTCCGCATCTGCCGGGTAACGACGCCTACAAGTACGGGGGGCAGTGATGGAGCAAGTTGTCAAAGGCTGCGAGGTCGTTGCCGAGGCGCGGGAGTGGCTCGGCACTCGCTGGCACCACCAGGGCGCCATGAAGGGCGTTGGCACGGACTGTATGGGCTTGGTACGCGGCGTCAGCGCCCGCCTGGGCCTGATGTCGCCAGACATCATGCAGACCGAAGCGGCGCTGCCGTTCGCAGGCTACGGGCGCACGCCCTTTGAGGGGCGCCTGGAGTCAGCCTGCGCCATCTTCTTTACCCCGATCACCGCTGCCGAGGCCCGACCTGGCGACATGGTGTTGCTGGCTTTCGATACGGTCCCGCACCATGTTGGCTTGTTGGGCGACTACCCCGCAGGAGGGTTTTCGCTGATCCATGCCTACATGCCCAGCCGCAAGGTCATTGAGTCTCGGCTTGATGAGGTTTGGCTAAAGCGTGTGGTCAGTTACTGGCGCATCCCAGGAGTCGCGTCATGAGCGGCAGCTTTGTCGGCGGCGTCATCGGCGCAACCATCGGCTTTGTTGTCTCTGGCGGCAACCCCTATGCAACTCAGGCCGGTTTCATCATCGGTTCAGGCGTTGGCGCTTCCTTTGACAGCCTGCCCGATCAGCAAGGCCCGCGCCTGAGTGACTTAACCGTTCAAGCCAGCGAATACGGCAAACCCATCCCCATCGTCTACGGCACCATTGGCCTGGCGGGCAACATCATTTGGGCCAGCGACATCATTGAAGTTCGCACCGACACTGAAACCGGCGGGGGCAAGGGCGGTCCATCGCAAACCACTACGACCTACAGCTACTTTGGCAACTTCGCCATTGCTGTGTGTGAGGGTGAGGTGGACATTCTGCGGATGTGGGCAGGCCCGGACAAGCGGCTGATTTGGGACGGCGAAAGCACCACCAGTGAAGGGGGCACGGTGCGCGTCTACACCGGCTCAGACGCCCAACTGCCCGATCCTTTGATGGAAAGCTACTTGGGTGTAGGCAACGTGCCCGCCTACCGGGGAACGGCCTATGTGGTCTTTGAAAACTTTCCATTGCTCAAAGATGGGAACCGGTTGCCGTTTTTGACCATTGAGGTCAACAGCCGCATCGTTGGGGGTTTTAGAAGCACCAAGCCGCCAACTTATTTGGGCTTGGCAACTGACCCAGATACAGAATATTTTGTACTGGCTTGTTTTGACCCCGTACATAAAAACGTCTGGTCTTGTCCTGTCATCTCTGCTTCCGATTGGGGCAATACATTTGAGATTTCCTGCAACAGCGACATCACCCAAACCAGATTGGGATCGCTGAGCTTTGACCCTGGTGCTGATGCAATATCGTTCACGAGCATGATGTTTGTGCCGGGCTCGCCCAACAAGATCGTTGTGTCTGGATTTAAATTTTATTTCACTGACTACTGGATTGAAATCAATGCCGACACCCGAGAATTTATTCGGAGCTACTCGGGCGGCAATGCTGGTGCTCAAGACATTCAACAGGAAATAATTTCCACAACTGGCATCCGCTATCAGCTGCGGGACCGGGGTTTTTACACAATTGGCGCCGAGAGCGGATTTGCTGGCACCTTCTACTCATCAGGGGCATCTGGATCAGGTTCGTTCACTGGAAGCGCTATAGCCATGAAAGAGCATTTCGCTGTTGCTCTTTATGGCTTTCCGACAAGCACCTATGTTCACAGCTACGCCACTGGCTCGATAGTTTGGACCTTTCCATTTACTGTTGAGCGTGAGCCAATGATGGCCTATGACCATGATCGCGAGCGGCTGGTTTTAGTGCAAGCTTCAAAGCAATTTGCGCTTCTCGATTGCCTCACAGGCGCATCCAGCCTCAATACTTTCGTAAATGCCATTGGGGCCGATACCTCGCCTCCGCCAGTACCCACTTGGTCTTCATTGAGTACTTCAGTGGTCTACGCCAGTGGCTACTACATTTTTTGTTATGGTGGAAGTACAAGCGTAGGCACCACTTTATGGCTGGTCAACCCAGACACACTGGTGTGTGACTACACCTTTACCTACGACCTCAAAACAAAATACAACCAGCTTCTCGGCCCAGTGCTTGTGCCAACCGGCGCGCGTCGCAAGGGCTACCTGATCGGATTTGACTCCGACAGTGCCAAACGATTGCAGTACAGAATTTCTGGCTCAGAGCTTTCAACAGTGGTGGCCGACTTGTCCGAGCGGGCTGGCTTGAGCGAAGGGCAGTACAACACCTCAGTTCTGACAGACATTGTTGACGGCTACGCAGTAGCTAGGCAAACCAGCGTGCGCGGGGCCATCGATGCCTTGCGGCCAGCGTATTACTTTGATGCCGTAGAGTCTGATGGCGTCATCAAGTACGTCAAGCGCGGGGGCTCAGTAGCTGTTGTTATTCCTGATGACGATTTAGCTGCCCATGAAGCCGGTCAGGACAACCCTGATCCCTTGCTGATCACCCGTCAAATGGAGTTGGAGTTGCCTGGGGTTGTTTATGTCAACCACCTTTTGGCCGCAACAGAGTATTCGTCATCGACCAAGATTGCATCCAGGCTAATTGGATCGAGTGGCGATGAAAGCACCATTGATCTGCCGCTGGTCCTGAGCGACACCAAGGCCCAAGAGGCCGCTGAAGTCAACTTGCATGTGGCGTGGACACAGCGCATGACCTACGAGTTCAGCTTGCCCCTTAAATACAGCTACCTCGAGCCCACTGACATCGTGGTTGTCAAAGACAAGACGATGCGGATTCAAAAAATAACTAAATCACCCAAAGGCGTCATCAAGGTCGCCGCTGTTGCCGATGATGCCAATTTCTACACGCCCAACGTGGTGGTCACTGAAACCCCAACGAGCGGCAAGGTGGTCGCAGTGGCGGGGCCAACATTTTTGGAGCTGATGTAAATGAACATCAACATGCTGTCCGATGCTGACAATGATGCAGGCTTTTACGCTGCTGCCAATGGCGGCAACACCTCCTGGCGCGGCGCGTCACTTTTTCGTTCTACTGATGGCGGGTCCAGCTACGCCGTGGTCGGTGCTTTCGATACCCCGGCGGCGATGGGTGTCTCTACTTCAGCTTTGGGGCAGTTTTACGGCGGCAACACGCCCGATGAAATCAACACGCTGAATGTGACCCTGAGCTATGGCGAATTGTCATCAGTGTCATATGCCAGTTTTGTCAATGGCACCCAAGCCGCATTGGTAGGCGACGAAATCATTTGCTTTCGTGACGCCACGCTCAATGTGGATGGCAGCTACACCCTGCAAGGGCTGCTCAGAGGAAGGCGCGGAAGCGGGTACGCGATGACGGCTGGCCATGCCATCGGTGATCGTTTTGTTTTGCTGGCCGGTTCGGCCATCAAGCGCATTGCAGATGTGACCGCCTCCATTGGCCTTGCGCGCCTTTATAAGGCGGTCACTCTTGGGCTGGCTGACGCCACTCCTCAAAGCTTTACAAACATTGGCGCAGGGCTCAAGCCCTATGCCCCTGTCAACTTGGGTGGCGGGCGAGACACCGATGGGAATGTCCAACTCCAGTGGGTGCGCTGCAACCGGATCGGCTTTGAGTGGCGCGATGGCGTGGACGTGCCCATGTCTGAGGAGTCAGAAGGTTATGAAGTGGAAATCTACACAAACAACAGCTTCACAACCCTCAAGAGAGTCCTGACCACCCCTGTCTCGCAAGCTGATTACACCGCCGCACAACAAGTTACCGACTTCGGAATCGTGCAGCCTCTGATTTGTTTTCGCGTCTACCAAATGAGCGCCGTGGTGGGGCGTGGCTATGCGGCATCAGCTTCAATTTAAAAGGAAACTATGAGCGACTCAACATCACACCTTGATCTGTTGGCGGTCGGCCAAAGCCAAAAAGAGATCAGCGCCAACACCCTGTTTGATGCGGCCTCTCCATCAATGGTGTACGGGCGCCGCGCATCAACTACAACGCTGTTGACCTGGGGCTACTACGGCGGCGCCATTGTGATCGCGGGCGTGGTCACCATCATCCCCAACGCCACACTGGCGCTAAATGCAAGCACCACCAATTACGTTGAGGTCAGCAGCGCTGGTGTTGTCAGCCGAAATTCGGTGGGGTTCACCGCTGGTCGGACCCCGCTCTACCGGGTGATTACAGGCGCCACCACTGTGACCGCCTATTACGACCATCGCACGGCCTTGGTGAGCTATTTGGGTCAGGGCGTGGACGATCTTGCCGCCATTGAGGCTTTATCGGGAACTGGTTACGCCAAACGCACGGGAACCAACACCTGGGTGCTGACAACGATTGATGAGGATGTGGATGACCGGGTGGCCGCTTTGCTGGTGGGCGCTGGCCTGGTCACTGTGACTTACAACGATGCTGGAAATGTGTTGACCATCACGGGCTCAATTCCTACCAAGCGTCTGGCCACGCCAACGTGGTCTGCGAGCATGACACTTGATTGGGATGCCTATGATATCTACCGCATCAACATGGCGGGCGACACCACCTTCACCTTTATCGGTGGCACTGATGGGCAAAACTGCCAGCTTGAACTCAAGCAAGACGCAACGGGCTCGCGCCTTGCCACTTGGCCCGCCACGGCAAGGTTTTCCTCCGACATTCCATCCCCAACGAGTTCCACCATTGCTGGAGTCACTGACAAGTTGGGCTGGCAAAGAAACGCCAACCTCAACAAGTACGACTTGAGCGCAATCGTAAAAGGCTTCTGATGGCTATCAAATACATTGACCCAGAAAACGGCAACGATGCCAACGATGGATCGAGCTTTGCGCTGCGCGTGCGCTCTTGGACCAGCGGCTTGACTGCTGCACGAATTGCGCCTGGGGACGAAATCCGCATGATCGCCAGCCCAGACCCTGCCTCAATGGGCAATGCAACGTGGACCAATGGCAGCGGCGACATCACGCTGGCCGCAGCCAAGAACGTCACCATTGACAACTGCGAGGTGGCTTGGACCGCCTCGACGAGCGTCACGTCAAGCCTTCAGCTAAGCCGAAAGCAAGGTGCCAACTGTGTTCGCCTTGTGCCCGCAACGGCGTTCACCACTGGCAAGATCGCTTACCGCACACTGCCCGCCACTTTGGATCTGTCCAGCTACCAGCAAGTTTCCCTTTGGTACTACAGCGGCCAAGCACCATCCGTTTACACCTTGCAGCTTTGCTCAGACACAACGGGCGATGTCGTTGTGAATTCACTGGCATTCACATTGATGGACACTGTTGCCGCATCCACTTGGCGAGTGTTGGTCTTGAATTTTGGCGCTGCGCTGGGCTCTGGCATCAATTCGATTTCTTTATTGGCCAATACCGATCCGGCTACGACCACGATTCAAATTGACAATATCGTGGCTTGCAAAGCCCCAACAGATGCAGACTGCCTGACGCATTTGCATTTGATCGGCAAAGACACCGTGGGCGAGCCTGAGTGGTACGCGCTAAGCGGCATTGATGGCGTAACGCTGAGCCTGGGCAGTGATACCAACTCTGTGGGGAACAGCAACCCACCTCGGCCCTATGTGGGAGCGACCGAGACGGTAACCGCCTACTCCAGGCGCCCTCTGTTTGGCGGTGATTTAGCCGCAGCGACCGCCACGCGAACCTTGCAAGAAAGTGGAACTGCTTCCTTGCCCAACATCGTTTCGGGTGGCTGGAATAGAACAGACATGTCCACGCAAACAGGCCAAACTTGGATTTCGGGCTCGCACGCCTATTCAAACTGGATCAGCTTTACGTTCCAGTCATATTGGAGTTTCAGCAACATCGGCACAGCGCATTTCACGTCTTTTCCGATCACAGGTAGCAGCGGGACGTATGTCAACTTTGACATGCTGGGCGTAGTCGCTTGCACAAGCGCATGGAGCCTTAATTCGGGGCCAAACGAACTTAAATTTGGCAATGTCATGCAGTGTGGTGAAGGCATCAGGGGTCAGACCTTTACAACGCACAAGATGCCTAGTCGCATTCAAGCGCGCCGGATCAGCGGTTGCACCAACTCGACTCAGGGCGCCTTGAGCACGCCATCTGGTTTACCTGGCTTTCGCAAGCTGCGTTTTTATGTTGACAAGATTGACAACAACGCGGGCTACGCCCTCAAGCCTGGGACCGCAATTGAGGGCGGCACAGCCGACATCATCGGCACAACATTCGACTCCAGTGGCCCGAGCAGCTTGCAGTTCTTTGGCGAGAACATGCATGACATCACCTTCATCAACTGCACTATCCCCAACATCCCAGGAATCTTTTGGAATTCATCTAATGTGGATGAAGCCTTGCGGTTTCAAAAGGTCAACGGCAGCGCAACCGATCACCGCATCTACACGCCGCACTGGAGCCTTCAGTCAGACACAAGCACCGTACACACTGTGGGCGGGTTGTCTTGGGCACTTCGGCCAACCAACGCCACCAATATCCTGAATGCGTCACCCGCTGAATTTCCACTAGGGCAGATCGCTTTCGAAAACGGTAACCCCGTGGTGATCAAGGCTTGGCTTCGTCGCAGCAACACTTTGCTGACACTGGGCATCAAGGTCAATGGCGGCTACGTGGCCGGTCTTGCGAACGATTTGACCGCTGAAATCACGGCTGCTGCCGACACCTGGCAAGAAGTCACACTGACTTTCACGCCGACTGAGGCCGGCGTCATTGAGGTTTTTGGCTATGGGTACGGTGGCATCACCCACGTGGGCTACTTTGACGATTTGACCATCACTCAGGTTTGACCCATGGCCATTCAACAAAAACTGGCCCAAGCCAGCCTCGACATTGCTTTTAGGGGCGCGCCCTATCTGCGCGTCATGGCCGTAGGCACTACGGACTCCACCTTGGACAAGTCCTTCAGGGCGAGCCCCACGCCGTTTTATGGCGCAGTGGCCATCGGACCACCACCGCCGCCAAGTGGTGGGGTCACTCAACAAAGTATGTTTTTGTCTTTTTAAGAATGTGAGCTTGGCCGGTCTCAAGGCAGTTGCTCATCGATCTTTTTATCAACTCACCGCCCGCCTGGTTCACTCCTGTGCGGGCTTTTTCTTTTTTTGGAGATGCCCATGACAGAAGAATCCACCAGCACCCACAGCGCTGACATCCTGAACCTGCGCCCGGAAGACCTTGATGAGTTGCTCACCCGCGCAGCTGAGCGAGGCGCCGAGCGTGCATTGGCCTGCCTTGGCCTTGAGAACGGGCACGCAGCAGCTGACATTCGTGACCTGCGGGGGCTCATCGATGCGTGGCGGGAAGCGCGCCGAACGGCCTGGCAGACCACGGTCAAGGTGCTGACTACTGGTGTGTTGGCTGCACTTTTGGTTGGAATCGCCATCAAGTTGCGGCTGATGGGAGGTCCCCAATGATCGAGACACTATTGGGTGGCTTGCTGGGCGGCGCGTTTCGCCTGGCTCCTGAGATTCTGAAATGGTTCGACCGCCAAGGTGAACGTGGCCACGAGTTGGCCATGCAGGATAAGGCGCTTGAGTTCGAGAAACTGCGTGGTGCTCAGCGCATGTCCGAGATCGGCACGGCTGCCGACGGCGCATGGAACACAGGCGCAATCGAAAGCCTTCGCGATGCTGTGCGCACCCAGGGTGAAAAAACTGGGGTTGCCTGGGCTGATGCACTTTCCAGCACAGTTCGCCCAGTGATCACCTACTGGTTCATGGCCCTGTACTGCGCGGCGAAGACGGCAGCATTCGCGGCGGCTTTGTCTGCCGGTGCTGACTGGGGTACGGCAGTTCTGCACGCCTGGACTGAAGCCGACCAGGCGCTTTGGGCCGGGGTCCTGAACTTCTGGTTCTTGGGCCGCGTGTTTGACAAGATTCGGCCGTGATCGAGGTTCCGCAAGCAGCCATCGACTTGGCCAAGCGGTTCGAGGGGTTCTGCCGGGTGCCAAAGTCAGACCCTGATCGTGCTTATCCGTATGTCTGTCCGGCAGGGTTTTGGACCATCGGGTACGGCCATCTTTGCGATGCCAGGCATCTGCCGATCTCTATAGAAGAGGGCGAGGCTTATCTCACTGCTGACATGGGCGATGCACTAAGAGCCACACTGCGCTACTGCCCGGTGCTGGCCACTGAGCCGGAGGGGCGGCTTGCGGCTATTGTTGATTTCACATTCAACCTTGGAGCAGGTCGGTTGCAAGCATCAACGCTTAGAAGACGAGTCAATCAGCGTGACTGGCCAGGTATGGCGCAGGAGTTGCGTCGGTGGGTTTATGGGGCTGGCAGAGTACTGCCGGGGTTGGTGCTCAGGCGCGAGGCGGAAGTTTCGCTACTTTTTTGA